TAGAGTCACAATAGTTGTTACTAGAGTTAACCATAGTCACGTTAATACGTGTGGCTGTGTGTACTGATTGAGTAGTATCATTGTCAAATACATTCAGTGCATACTGTTTTGCATAAGAAATACTTTTCAATTCAACAAAAACTTCTTTTGTAAAATCTCCTTCAGGTTCTGTAGTAGTATCCATTTCTGTAGTAATGGACCTATTATTTATATAAGTAAAATCGTTAAGAGTTAATGTTTGTATATCTTCGTTATTAGTATGTGTTAAGTATGTGGTATTACCTATAGCATTAACTACAGTTTTAGCATTACCAGTAAGGCAATCCCACATCTTAATTGTACCATTTCGTTGTACCTGTCCTACATACTGTTCGCTTTCATCTCTGTAATAATGAAACCATTTACCGGTGTCTGTAGAACCTACTAAAGTATTCACAAACTTACCAGCCGGTCTTTTTAGCAGACCTTGTGTTACGTCAGGTACTGCATTTAGCATGTCTCTTACCTGACCGGGAATCTTTTGTTCGTCAGGCTGTTGTGATATACCAGCATTCAGACTATGTATAGTTTGTGTAATGTTTGCCATTATCTAATAAGTGCTTTGTAAGGTTGATAACCTCTATAGTTAGTTTGCTGTGGGAAGCCCATAAAGTTATGGTCACCCTGTTCTGTTTCAAATTCCATAGCGTTAGCTCTAGCTTGTTCTTCTTCTAACTGAAGTAACTTAACTAGATCAGCATTAGAAACAAGTTGTGTTGCAGCTCTAACTGAGGCTCTTGCAATTATGTATCTCTGTATAGCTGGAGGTACATCTGTGAATGGATATAGTGTAACGATGTCAAAGTAATATTCCCCGGTAAATACATCTGTTTGATTTATTGTGTCAAACAATTTACCATCTCTTTTTACAACGTTAGTTCCTCTGTCAGCTTGACCGTCATGGAAATCATATAAGATTGCATTAGTAGGAACTACATAATTACCTTGAGCATCAGGAGTTTTTTTAACCTTGTACTCTGAGTTAAATGTCCAGCCTATTGTTTGGACATCTTTGTTTACTTCACCAAGTAAGTTGACTACAAATGCTATCTCTGGATTTTGTAGTGAATTACCTGTGATGTTAGTAACAGGAGATTGACCAATGCTACCCAAGATAGAGTTCACTGCGGATAGTTCGGTATCGGTGCTTATTTGAATAGCCATAAAAAAAAGGGAGCCGAAGCTCCCGTATAAAGAATAAAAATTAACCGTTCTCTGGGTATGTTGTACCGAACGCTGTTGGTGCAGATGCTCCAACGTATAGTTCAACGGCTGCTGCTGGGTTCAAGAAATCTGCTCCCATAGCTAGACGACCTAATATTACATCGCCTTGGTATACTACTGATACATCTCCAGAAGTTACCTGAACCTGTGGTCCGATAGCTTCTACAACCCCTGCTGCTTCCTTCTGGAAAATTAATCCACAAGATTTAGCAAAGTCTGTGCTGTTACCGTAGTTGTTGTTAAGTCCTGTTACAGACTTTCTGCCGTCAGCTAAAGCTGTACCGACATGGTCTCCTAAGTTTGAAGGAGATGTCTCACCTGTAGTTCCGCCATAAGCTACACCATGCTTAGCTAGGAATGGGATGTTCATTGACTTGAAGATTTTGATTCCTGCAATTTCAATGATTCCATTACCTGACTGTAATGCTGTACCTTGTACGTCTCTGTTGATAAGACCGTTAGAACCTATGTCCTGTATAAGAGCATAGTACTGACGAGGGTTTAGTACGGCTACTCTGCCTGCACCAGAAACTCCTTTTTCGTCTAGTGCTGCTGCTGCATCGTAGAAAGCATTAACTAAGTTGCCTGCGTTGTAAGCATCAGAATCATTAGTTGTTGAACCAACTCTGATCTGTGTTCCACCGGGCTCCTTGAAGTTAGTCTTTGCTACAGGAGAAGCCTGTCTAGCACCTTTAGCAATAGCTCTGAAGATGAGTCTATCATACTTCTCTGCTAATGCGTATCCAATCTTCTTGGAAATTTCACCACGTAATTCGTAGTGAGCAAGTGTTTCATCGAGCTCATACACGAATGCTGAACTGATTAATAGGTCGTCGCAAGTTATTGTTTTTTCTGCAACTGGAGGTGCGCCATCGCTATTACCTAATATTGAATTTCCGGGAGTATGGAACTCGGCTTGTGTGCGACCTGTGTAGATGAACTGCAATGATTTGCCGTTCTTTAGGGTACGCTTCATAACCAAATCACGAGCTATAGACTCGTGTTGGAAGCCTTTGAACATTTCTCCACTGAACAATTTTAAGTAAAGGGCACGAGGGTCGGTACCACCATTCAACGCACCCGGACGGGTGAGTGATGATGTCATACCTGAACTCTGTTGAGCCATGATTTATCTTAAAAAGTAAGGGTATTATGTATCGTCTTCTAGCCTAGAATGTTGTCAGTCTTAATTGGTCTAACGTGAGACTGGCACGTTTTGTGGTCTTTTCCCACCGTCGACGGGTAAAAGGTATCCTCCTCAGAGGGCTTTTCCCAAATTGAGTAGGGAGGTAATGCTCCTCCCCTATGGTCTACTTGACTACTCTTGTGTAAGCAACGCCACGATATACGAAAGTAACTTTCATTGCTATCTCCATATACCTAGACCCCGTTCCATGCCTAGGATTCATGCGTCCCGGTTGGGATGAACGGACGTGACATTAGTATAGCATCCACGTATTGATAGTGTACCTATAACCTATAGGTGCATCTACAGAATGTGGATACATAAACCAAACAGGAAAAGCTATAGCCTCTCCACGTTTGACAGTTGTTGTGTAATCTTGGTATGGAAAATGAAACTCTCCATTTTTGTAATCACTATTTAATCCAATAATAATAGATACGTTTCTATTATCTTTACTGTCAGTACTATCTACATGTTGTCTCGTAGCACCTGATATCTTTCTAAGTGAAAAACCTACGTCAGAATAACAGTAAAAGAAATTATACTTCTTGTGATATTCGTCGATACATTTTTGTGTTGCATTAACAACAAGCTGATCTAACTCAGCAGAAAATTGTTGAATTGGGAATAGCTCTTTAGCAATGACATTCTGACCTTGCCCATGAGTTAGGTTTTTAGCTTGATCTAAATTAGATTCTATTATATTAACGATTGAATCACAAGTATCAGAATCTAAAACATCTTTAAATTTTTCTATTCCTGTTTTCATCAGGATGGACGTACAGTAAACTTACTATCATTAACACCAAAGTCTTCATCTGGAAAGAAATTAAATGCTACTGACTTACGTGGGGTATCAGTCTTCTTAAATGGAGAGTGATAATGGTATAGATAACTAGGAAAGAATATCATATGTCCACGTGGTATTGGATGCCTACCTATATAGTCACTAAAGAATACACTTGGTTTTGGAGTGTTGATAATGAAACTTGATAAGTTGTTTAGTGGGTTCTCTATTATTAATGGAGCATGTTCTTCATTATATGTGAAGGGGTATAGAACTCCTGAGTATAAACAATTACGATGGTTGTGCCTATACATAGGGTCACCTTCTAAATTTGATGTTAACCAAGATGATGTTATACGCCAGTCTTGGCGATAACCATACAAGGTTTCTGCGAAAGATGCAAAGAGTTTTGTTATTGTATCTTTAGCTTCAACATAATTGTCTAAAAAATTAATGTCTGGAACATCGTTAGTCTCGTCAAAGACTTGTCCTACTTCTGAATCTACGTCTCCAAACTGATCGCAGAGAGGGGTAGGCAAGACAGCCTCGCCTACCGGTATAGCAAATGCTATGTGAGTGGAATTTTTCATTTTCTGGTTCGTGGTTCTGTATAGCTTTCACCCCATATCTGTATCGTACAGCGAAAATCAAAAGCAACGGGGGTGACACAATGAAATTCATATTCATCATTAATTACTAAAGATTTTTTTTTAGGAAGAGTTGCATGATGTCTACCGTGCTTGTCTTCCCAAATAAACCACCCTCCATTATTAGGTTCCCACCCATTATTAAGATGTAAAGTGGCACCAAATAATCTACCATTTCCTCCATCATTATGCCAACTAATTCCAGATTGAGTTTGCCATAAATAATATTGACAAATTAATTTGTTATATGCTGGAAGACTTGGTTTTAATTCTTCTTCTAATAGATGATGTAGTTCATCTGACACAGGAGTGCAGAGACAACTTCCAGTAATACCTTCTTTTAATTCATCACCCCAAATTAGTCTACTAGAACTCCAACCTGTTGCATTGTTTAATTCATTTAGTTCTTTACAGCAGCGTTTATATAGAGTATCACTAATAGAGTTTTCAATTAATTTCATTATCAGTATGGGTAGGTGGACTCCAGTGTCGAGTGACACCGGAGATAATAAAAAGATTAGTTATCAGAGTTATCGTTGTCAGAAAGTTCTTTATCAGTTTCTTTCTTTTCCTCTTCTTCATAAATACCAAATCTAGTTAATGCTGCTTGCATTTTATCTGACTGATGTGCCATTATCTTTTCTTTGCTGTTTTAGCTGCACGCTTAAAGTTAGCAGCAGTAGGAGCACCTTTAGCTCCAGCTTTTCTCATCTTCTCACCAGAGCCAGCAGCAATGCGCTTTCTCTTGGCGTGGATGTTTGCGTATAGTCCTCTTTTGGCTGGCATTAGTTTTTCTCCAATAAGTCTTTTAATCTTTGTTGACGTTTAATAAACGTAGAAGTTTGAGATTTGTTTTTAGGGTTTAGTTGATTCTTCCTAAAAGGGTCTAGTAAGAGGTTTTTCTTTTTCTTTTTAATTTTTAATTTATTGGTCATTATCTATACCCCTTCTTTCCGCCTTTACCTTTCGAGCCACAAGAGCCCTTGCCTTTATGTGCCATTACTTTTTCTTCATTTTATTTTTTATGATGGCAGCCGCAACTTGAGGTCTTTTTCTTGCGAGTGCTGCTAGTCCCTTTGACTTTATAGCTCCAGCTTTTTTAGCAGGAGGTCTACCTTTTTTAGAACCGTAGGTTCCTTTTCCCATTGGCATGATTAACATTTCCATTTGCGAAGGGCAAGTGCCTTACGAGTAGGCTTGCCGTTTGGTTTTTTCATTGGTCCCTTTACTCCGCTCATCCGAGCACAGAAGGAACGCTTGCGAGGTCCACCTTCAGGCTGTGGAGCCTTAAGGTTAGAACCAGTCGCAGCATTATATTTTTTTCTGCCAGCAGCCGTAAGCCCACCGGTACGCGATTTATGTTTGCCTATCTTTAGGCTTACGTTCTTTGACATTATCCTATAGTTGGTGCTGAAAGAGCCACTTGTGTTGCCTCTGTTGAAGCTAAGTCAAGTGGGAAGTTGTGAGCGTTACGCTCGTGCATCACTTCCATACCTAGACTCTGTCTGTTAAGAACATCAGCCCAAGTAGGAATGACTTTACCATTAGCGTCTACTACTGACTGGTTAAAGTTAAAACCATTGAGGTTAAAAGCCATAGTAGATATACCCATGGAGGTAAGCCATATGCCAATAACCGGGAAAGCACCAAGAAAGAAGTGTAGCGCACGGCTATTGTTGAATGAAGCATATTGAAATATTAGTCTACCAAAGTAACCGTGTGCAGCTACGATGTTATAAGTCTCGCCTTCCTGACCAAACTTATACCCGTAGTTCTGTGATTCAGTTTCCGTGGTCTCCCGAATGATTGAGGAAGTAACAAGGCTTCCGTGCATAGCAGCAAACAAAGCACCACCAAATACCCCTGCAACGCCGAGCATATGGAATGGGTGCATAAGAATGTTGTGTTCTGCTTGGAAGACAAACATGAAGTTGAATGTTCCACTGATTCCTAAAGGCATACCATCAGAGAATGACCCCTGACCGAATGGATAAACTAAGAATACAGCTAGAGCTGCTGACAATGGAGCTGTGTATGCCACAAATATCCATGGTCTCATACCTAGTCTGTATGAAAGTTCCCACTGTCTACCAGCGTATGCTGCTACTCCTATTAAGAAGTGAAAGACAATGAGTTGATATGGTCCGCCATTGTATAGCCACTCGTCCAGTGTACCGGCTTCCCAGATTGGGTAGAAATGTAGTCCGATTGCGTTAGAGCTCGGAACGACAGCTCCAGATATAATATTGTTCCCGTACATTAACGAGCCGGAAACTGGCTCACGTATGCCATCTATGTCTACAGGCGGTGCTGCAACGAAGGCGATTATGAAACATGTGGTAGCAGTTAGTAATGCTGGAATCATTAGCACACCAAACCAACCTACGTATAGGCGGTTGTTTGTGCTAGTGACCCAGTTACAAAACTTCTCCCAGTTGGTAGTAGTGTCTCTTTGTAATGAGATTGCTGCCATTTGTGATTAGCTTGAATGTATGTTGTCGCATTCCTCTTCGACTTTAGAGAGGAAAAACTGGATGACTTTATATTTTTCCACCATAGGAAGGTCCGCATCCAGAAGAACTTTGTGCCTTGCTTGAACAAAATCAAAGCAAGTCATCTTCCACTTATATGGAGGAATTTGCCTCGGCTTAGAATACGCCGGGGATAATCTGACCAGTGGTGACATAGGCACCAAGAGCAGCAACAAAGCCAAGCATCGCTGCCCAGCCGTTAAAACGTTCTGCTTCATGTGTAAAGATTGGGTTGGTGTTGTGGTGTGACATTTCGATTAATTGAATAGGTGGTTCGTAAGCGTACTCGTTTTCGAGTAGTGTATCTAAATCTTTTGTTTTCATTAGAACTCCAGATCAGATGCGTCTAATTTTTCTATGACGTCAGCTCTGTAAGCTGGGTCAGTGTCGTAGCGTGGGTCTCCCATCGCTGCAACAAGTTCGGCTTGTGATCTAAACACATCGCCTGAGGATGAAGCTGCTTTGCCTTGTAGCATTCTGCCTTCGTATCCATTAGCATCATTGTACCGAGCTTGTAGCCCTGCAAAAGCTATATTAATAGCTGCTGGATTTCCAGAATCTACAACAGCATCGAACGCGTCGATACTTCTGTTGTCTAAATTACTGGCAGCCCATTCAACTACTGAGTTGTAGTTAGCTTCTCCACCGGCTGCATTCATAACGCTATTAACTTGAGCGTCTGACATTTCTATAGCTTGCTGTGGAGCTTGAGGATTGTTAGCTTGAATTTCTAAGTAAGCGTTGACTAAATCTTGGCTACTCATTTCAGAAAATCTTTCTATTGTTTCCTCTGATAGGGTGCCCTCGTTAGAGTAATATTCTTCTGAAGCCTCGTTTATTAAACTGACCGCAGGAGCATATTCAGATACCTCCTCATCGCTTCCTTCTTCCTCTGCATATCCTTCGTCGCTTTCTTCGTAGTTTGGTTCTTCTTGTCCAAGTTTCTTTTGTAATGATAAGTAAGCTGCTTCTAAATCTTCTGTATTTTTATATTTACCAGCTAGTAGCCCTTCTTGTTCAGCTACCATCTGTTCTCCTACTTGTAGAGAGTCCTGTTCCTCTGCGGTTAGTACCTCTGTTTCAGGAGTATTATCATACGAATAAGTTTCTGCCATTATTCAGGTTGTTGTTGTGGTGGGTTTACCATGTTTTGCATGTTTTCTGAGTCAACTAATTTAGAATTAGCAAGTTGACCAGCTTGTTGTAATAGAGTAGCTTGCTGTTGCTTCTGCTCCATCTCTTCTTTCTCGTTTCCTAACTGTTCTTCAGTCTTAACAAGATTAAGTACGTCAATACCTTGAGCAGCAGCAAGACGTTTGATTGCTTCCATTGGATTGATAAATTTCATCATCATCTCTGGACCTATTGTTCCTGCAACTGTCTGCATAAACATAGTAAGTGCTTCTCTATCTTGCCCTCTTCCTAAAGCATTAACACCGGCTACAATAGCTGGTCTAATAATATCTTTAGGTAACTTAGGTAATTCGTTTGTTCTTTGTAAGACTAAAAGAGTTCTGTCTAGATAAGGTATTAGAAAAGATGTTGTTAACAAACTGAAGATGCCACCGAGCTGTTGCTCTAGTTCTAACTGTGTTAGTCTGACTTCTTCTGCTGTTACTCTTTCTGCATTTCTCACATTCATCACTAAGAATGCTTCAAGCAATCTACGCTCTATTGTCTGTGCCATGTTAGCAGCAGTGGAGAAGTCGGCTGTCTTACCAACCTGTACTACCTGTACGTCTTCTGCCCTGCCTTGTACAATGGCTCCGTTTCCAGCCTTTGCAATTACTGAAGGCTTGGTTGTAGATGATGGGCTGACTAGAAAGATTACCTTACTAGCAGCAGCAGCTCCTTCGACAAGAGCTTGCGATAAACCTTCGAGAGATTTGAGATCACCAAGGAACTCTTCTACTCTACCACGTCCGTACTGTTCTCCGTCTACAGAATTAAAAGTAAGAACGAGCCAAGGGCTTGCATTCTTAGGAGCAGTACTACGTGTCCCGGGTATTATCATATCTTCTACTTCCTGATACCATACCCATCTGCCGTTCTCAAGTTTCACGCACGTGTAAACTTCGACATCATCAGTATGTGTACCAGCAGTTGTTTCGTCGACGCCCGTGTTGGGTTGTTTCTTTGGTAGATCATAACCGAGTACGTCGCGACTTATCAATTCCTTTGTAACTATTTCTAGGACGTTACCATTTCCGTCTCTGTTAACGACATACCTATTAAGCGGATAGTTTTTGATACCATCTTTACCCATAAATAATAAAGCATTACC